CTGGCAGCGAGATCCAAGTCCCCCGCCCCGAGTTCAACCCAGACGTTCCCAATATTTTTTGGGCATGATCCGGAGTAACACCCTCCCATGACCACCTACCAGACCCTCACCAACGCAGTCTTCGGCATGGCCGGATCATTCCTCGGCGTGCTCTCGACCTTCCAGGAACAGTTCGACTGGTCCATCCGCATCACCGGTGGCGTCGTCGGTCTAGTGGTCGGTCTGATCTCGCTTTATCGACTCATCCACTCCCACTCCAAATGACCCCGAAACAATCCCTCGCCCGCCTCACGCTCTACATCCTCATTGCCAGCGGCACCGCCGCCAGCGCCGGTCTTGCCACCGTCAACTTCGGAGACTGGCGAGAGGCCGTGAGCTTCGCACTCTCCGTCATGATGACTGGCCTAGTCACCGCCCGCTCTTACATCGACCAGACGCCCAATCAAATCGAGAAGCCATGAAAACCCTCCTCCTGCTCGCCGCCATCGCCTGCCTGACCGGCTGCTCGCTGACCGTCGCCCCGGATGGAGCGCGCACATGGTCTCTCAACGGCGAGGAGGCCGCCAGGGCCGTCATCATCATCTCTGAGAAATGAGCAGCAACTACGACATGGACCCATTGACCTCGCCACCCTGGTGGCCGGGTCTGGTGGTCATCGTCCTTTTTGCCGCAATCATTCTAAGCGTCATTTTCAAATACTGAGACCCCCTTTCACCGATCTAAATCATGAGCCAAGCACCCACCCCTTACGTCCCGGACGCGGACTTCTCCACTTTGGCGGCCACGCCGATCACCAGCGCGGGACTTCCCGGCACCCAACTTGACAGCGAGGTCGCCGAGATCGCCGCCACGCTGACGGCCACGCAGGCGCGGCTGGCGGAGTTGCAGCGCGACGATGGCGCGGTGCGGAACGGGGTTGTCGGGTTCCTCGCCATGTCTGCGGACGTGCTGGCGGCGTTCGCCAGCATCGGCTCGAACTACCGGGGGCAGTGGTCGCCTGGGCAGAACTACGTCTCTGGAGACTTGGTGATCTCTGGCATCGACAACTACCCCTACCTTTGTGGCGAGCCGCACACCAGCAGCGCGAGCTTCGAGTCTGACTTCTCCGCCGGCGTGTGGGCGATCCTCGGCTACCGCCCGACGACCGATAGCCTCGTGGTCAACACCTTCAGCGGCACTGGAGCGCAGACAGCGTTCAGCCTGACGAAGAACCCGGTGGATGAGAACAACACCCAGGTCTATGTGGCTGGCGTGTATCAGAAGAAGAGCGCCTATTCCATCGCGGGAACCTCGCCAGCGGTGCTGACGTTCGGGACAGCCCCGGCCTCCGGCACTGACAACATCGAGGTGGTCATTGGCGTGTCTGCGGAACTCATCAACAACGTGGTGACGATCCCGAACAACTCGGTGGGAACCTCGGCGATCCTCAACTCGAACGTAACGACCGGCAAGTTGGCGGATCTGTCGGTAACGACAGACAAGATCAGCGCTCTTGGAGTAACGACAGGGAAGTTGGCGGATCTCAGCGTGACGACGGGCAAAATTGCTGCGCTCGCGGTGACTGGCGACAAGATTGCAGGCGCGGCCATCGACAGCACGAAGTTGGCAGCGTCTGCGGTGCAGACCGCGAACATCCAGACGGGCGCGGTGGAGAACTCCAAGCTGGCATCAAGCGCGGTGGACGCCGCGAAGCTGGCGACCGCCGCTGTGACCACCGAAAAAATCCTCGACCTCAATGTCACTACCGCAAAAATCCTCGACCTCAATGTTACTACTGCAAAGCTAGCGGATGATGCCGTAACCAGTGATAAAATTGCACTTGGTGCTATTATTCCAAACTTGCCATCTAATTTCCCAATTCAAATTGTTCAGGCTGTCAAAACTGATGTTCAGACAATTGCAGGAACAGTATCAACATTCAATGACATCACTGGGTTAAGCATAACATTAACAAGAGCAGTTCCAAGCGCATCTGGCAAAGTTCGGGTTCAAGCTGTTATTAATACTACAACTACCGATGCTAATCACGGAGTTGGAATTAGAATCATGCGTGGTGCTACCGTAATTGGAGTTGCAATCTCTTCCGGCTCAAGAGTGCAAGCAACATCAAACACAGGTTTTGCTGGAAATTATGGCAATGTTCCTGGGGTCATAGACTTTATTGATTCATCGCCCGGAACGGAAGCTACTGTAACATACAAAATTCAAGCTAAAGTTTATTCAACAAGAACCGGGTATATCAATAGAGACTATGTCGATGCTGACAGCAGCGACTACACTTTTAGAACAATTAGCACCTTGACTCTTACGGAGCTTACCCCGTGAACCAGCACCTAGCTAAAGCAACAGAAATATATGGCGAAGACTTTCACAAACTTTTGTATTGGCATTTTCGGCTAACTCGTAAGTCATGCCAGCCAAGCGCAAGGAACTGACACCGCTGGAGCAGGCAGAATTGCAGCTCAAGGCGACCCATCGGCTACTTGCAGCGAAGAAGGCGCACGACTCGCTGATCGAGTTCGTGCGCTTGATGATGCCCGACCCGACCGACCCGGACGACGTGCAACTTTCCCGCTACATCGTCGCCAAGCACCACCAGGTTCTTGCGGCGGCACTGGAAGAAGTGGACAAGGGGAACATGCCCCGACTCATCATTACCCTGCCACCCCGGCACGGGAAGTCGCAGATCGCCTCCAAGGCGTTCCCTGCCTGGTTCATGGGCCGCGACCCCTACCGGCAGATGATCGTGGCGTCTTACTCGGCGACGATGGCGGAGGATTTCGGCCGCGAGGTGCGGGCCTACATGCAGACACCGGCCTACCAGCAGGTGTTCCCGTCGTGTTCACTCCGCAAGGGCGGCGCGGCCTCAGACCGGGTGCAGACCGAGCAGGGCGGGCTGGGAGTGTTCGTTGGTGCAGGCGGCGCGCTCACCGGCCGTGGCGCGGACGTGCTTCTCATCGATGACCCGGTGAAGGACCGCGAGGACGCCGACAGCTCGACGATGCGCGAGAAGCTGTGGAGTTGGTTCACCGACGTTGCGATGACCCGTCTGATGGGCGGCATGGGGCGGGTGGTCATCATCATGACCCGCTGGCACGAGGATGACCTGGTGGGACGCCTGACCGACCCTGGCAACCAGCACTACAACGCGGATGAGGCGAAGCAGTGGAAGATTATCTCATTCCCGGCACTGGCCGAGGATGACGACATCATGGGCCGCGACAAGGATGAACCGCTCTGGCCTGAGCGGATCACCAAGGAATTTCTCAACTCCCAGCGACGGCTGAATCCTCGGGGATTCTCCGCGCTCTACCAAGGGCGGCCGGCCCCGGAGGACGGTGACTTTTTCAAGCGCGAGTGGATGACCACCTACCAACCCAACGAGTTGCCGCGCAACCTCCGCTACTACTGCGCGAGCGACCACGCCGTCTCGGTGGCGCAGGACCGCGACCCCACCGTGCTCCTGCCGGTGGGCGTGGACGACCAAGGGACGATATGGGTTCTGCCGGATGTCTGGTGGCGCAGGGCGCAGACCGATGACGTGGTGGACGCCATGCTCGACATGATGGCCCGCCACAAGCCGTTGATCTGGTGGGCAGAGCGCGGCCACATCTCCAAGTCCATCGCGCCGTTCCTACGGAAGCGGATGCAGGAGGAGAGCGTCTATTGCGCCATCGACGAGGTGGTGCCGGTGAAAGACAAGCAGACGCGGGCGCAGTCGATCCGTGGGCGGATGAGCATGGGCAAGGTGCGGTTCCCCGGCTTCGCGCCGTGGTGGGAGGCAGCACGGGCGCAGATGCTCTCGTTTCCTGCTGGCAAGCACGACGACTTCGTGGACACCATCGCCTACATCGGGATGGGGCTGGGGCGGATGAGTGCGGCCACCGCACCGAGCCGCAAGAAAGCCACCGCCCCGACTGGCAGCATCGGCTGGGTAAAAGCCCGCTCGAAGGCGCAAGCCCGCCAGGTCGCCAACGTCAAGGCGGCGGCGGGATTCTGAGATTGCCATTCACCAGACAGACAGACAAGATTTTCCACCAGAAGCCATGTGCAGCCCACAATTTAGACAAGCGATGACGATGCCGCAGGACGCCCCGAGTCCGCAGTATCCCCGTGAGTTTGCAGACGGCTACCCAGTCGAGACCCCGCGACAAGCTGGAGTCAGCGAATACATGGCGAAAAACCCTCATGTATCAGGAATGGCGATGGGAGGCGGAGAGAACGGATCACGCCCCAGCGATCCACGAACAATCGTCGTGAATCACAACAACCCGATGATGTATTTGCCGGAGAATCGTAGAGGACTGCAAAGGATCGAGGCGATTAGGCACAAGATGGGCGAGACGAATTATAACCCATCGTTTCAAATCACGCCTGAGATGCAGGCGTATCGAGCGGAATCCTACAAGCCAACCGACCCTTACTCTCACGATGATCTTGCGTTCAAGCAATCTATCGTTTCGCGGGCGATGGTCGGCGA